CTAGCGGCCGGGGCGGGCCGCAGCCTTCCGTTCGACAATCTTCTCAAAAAAATCTGGTAGAGCATTGTCCTCCAGCTCAATCCACTTTCCGTAGGTCTTTGTCACCATCGTAGTGTCCTTGTGCCCCATCTGCTTGGCAACATACAGTGGGTTCGAGCCGCTCGATAGCAGCGTGGAGGCGAACGTGTGCCGCGTTTGGTACAGTACCCTTTGCCGGACGCCGGCCTTCTTCAAGGTGGCATTCCACCGGGTGGAGATGCGGGAGGAGTCCTGCCATCCGGCATTGTGATACGGGTCGTGGAAGACAAGGTCATTCTCCAGCGAGGTGAACTGGCGCTGGTCGAGGATGGCTTGCAGCGCGCCTCGTCGCAGATCGATCAAGCGGCGCCCGGCGTCAGTTTTAGTTTCCTCCCTGGTGACCCGAACGACGCGCGCTCGCTCGACCAGCACTGTGTTGCCGACCAGGTCGATGGAGCTCCACTTCAGTGCCATGTATTCGCTCGGACGCATGCCGGTAGCGAAAGCGAACAGGAACATGTTGCGCTCCTGTGGCTTGGCGGCGGCTAATATCGCCTTGATCTCGGCCGCGCTGAACGGGTCGACCTCGTAGTCGACCCGCTTCGCTTCCTTGGGGAGCAGCTTGTTCAGCTTCACGCGGTCCAGCGGATTGCCTGTGATCAGGTCGTCGTTCACCGCCTGCTCAAGCGCGCCCCGCAGCGGTATCAAGAGTTGCCGGATGCTCCGAGCTTTGAGGTTCAGGCCCGTGATCCACTCGCGCAACAGCGCCGGCGTCAGATTTACCAATAGCGTGTTGTCGAAGCGCTTGAGGTAGGTCGTGTATGACGTCGTGTATTTGACGAACGTGCTGGGCGCCAGCGTGCGCTCTGCCAGCTTGAGTTGCTCGCGCACCAGCTGGCCGATGGTGAGGCGCTCCGCCGTGCGGGCCAGGCCGAGTTTCTCCAGCTGGCCGGAGTCGGGAAAGTACTTCGCGTAGTTGAACGTGCCCAGCTCGATCGCATTCAGTATCTCGCCGCGCAGCCGTTCAGCGAACCGGATGTTCGGCTTGGTGTGCGGGATCTTCAGCGTCTCCCTGCACTCCATACCGCGATACATGAACTTGATCCGGATCGACTGGCTGCCGACCCCGCTGCGCAGCTCAACGCCGCGTGATGTGGCTTTCTCTACTCCCATTTTTCGATCCACTGCTCGACCGCGCGCAGGTTGATCCAGACCCTGCCGTCGACCACCTTGCACTCACGGCCGTTGAGCCATTTGCCGGCCTTGCGGCGCGCCTGGACGGCGTCCACGGAATCACCGGCGATCTCGACGTAGCGCTCGAGCTTTACCCAGGTCATGGGTTGGCCGGCGAGGGCGGCCTTGACAGCTGCGGCCTCCCCAATCTTCTCGATGCGCTCGACGAGCCGTGCAACCATCTCGACGTCACTCAGGTTCATTCGACAATTCTCCTTTCATTGTGGTGCTGGCGCTGGCCAGCTGGATGTGTTTGATCATTTCGGCGGCGAACTGCACGGTGCCGGCCATCTTGCCGGCGGCGAAGTCTTCCTCGTCGACGTCGGCGGGCGCGGCGGACTGCTCGTCGATCAGCTGGCGCGCGATCGCGTTTACGGCCTTGAGCAGCGACTCCGAATCGAGAGCGGTGGCGGACGCCACCCCCGGCGCCGCGCGGCGGTTCCATAGCGCTTCCGCCTGCGCCGGCGTGCGCGACCCGAAGACGTTGAACTTGCAGTCGCTGGTGGTGCTGGAGCACATCACGTCGTAGCCCTCCATCTCGCCGTCCGGATAGTGCTCCGCCGGACTGCCGCAGAATGGGCATGGTTTCAGTCGTGAGCTCATAAGGCGCCCTCCGGTGTGGTGCTGACCAGGTGCAGTTTCGGTTTCTCGTCCAGCATGTGGAAGGCGGCCGGCCCGAAGACATCGACCAGCACCTTCTCGGTCGCGGCGCGGCCGGTGGCGCTGTCGGCCATGGTGATGACGATCTCCAGGTGGGCGCTGTTGAACAGCGCCCCGTCGTTGAACTCCTCGCGTCGGCGTGCCGCTGAATCCTCGCGGCAGTAGCCGGCCACGATCATCACCAGGCCGGCGCCTGGCGTGATGTCGGCGCGGTCGGCCACGTTCACGTTCAACAGATCCAGGCGCTGCTCGAAGGTGGTGGCCGCGTCGAATGCCGGCGCCAGATCCAGCAGCTGGCGGCCGAGCGCGCGGCGCCGCTCGATGCCCGCATGCCAGAACGGATTGATGTTCTCGTGCCGCGCGCGGTAGGTGGCCGCCCGAGCGCGGTCGAACGGCGAGCCGGCATCCAGTACCTTGGCCTGGCGCAGCAGCATCGCCCGGGTCGCGCTGGCGCGGTCCAACAGTACCTGGTGCTGACGGATGGACCGCCGCAGGCGCAGGAACTGCGTGACGATTTGCGCGCTCACTTGCCACCTCCCGCGCGCTGCTGGCGCTGGCCGTCGCGGATGCCTTTGGCGTAGGCTTGTCGCGTGTCCATGATCAGCGCGCGCGGCACCTTCACCCAATACCACGCGCGGTGCGCACCGGCGGCGGCAAGGTTGAGCGGGATCGGCATCATCACAGCGTCGCCGGTGCGCCAGTCGACCCACGCGACGCCGTAGCCGGCCGGGATCAGGCAACCATGGTCGACCGTGCGCACCAGCAGCGTCGTCTGCACGTCGGGACGGTGGTGCTGCTGGCAGCGCGGGCAGCACTCCCACGCACGGGCAGCGCCGCCGGCCGTCAGTCGGTAGCGGCTCGGCGCCGGCCGGTGGCCCAGCATGCTGCAGACGAAGGCGCGCATCATGCTGCACCTCCGAGGCACTGACGTTCGACGCACACCACCAGCTCGTCCGAGATCTGCTGCGCCAGCCAGAGAAGGCTGTCAGGTCCTTCCGGGGGCTGCATGGCGAGCAGCAGCGCGGCCAGCTGGCGCGCGCGCATGATGGCGTGATCGTTCAAATCACCGGTGGTGATGCTAACGTTGGAGTAGGGGGCCTCGAACACCAGGTCAGCAGCCGGCGGCACAAAGCGCGCGTTCATTGAGCACCTCGCTGCAGGCTGGCCAGCTTCTGCTTGGCCGTGTCCGCGGTAGCCTCGAAGTCGGCAGCCATTTCGTCTGCAGCCATCTCGCCGATGGCGGCCAGCTTGCTGATCAGATTCACGCGCAGCGACAACTGACCGTGCGTAAGCTTCTCGACTTTTGCTAGCTCTTTGATGGCCGCCATGATCGGCGCCAACCGGTCATTCGTCCAAGATGCGGCGACCTGCGCCTGATCGGCGACTTCGCTTAGGGCTTCGATCTGATGCATCGCTGCAGCAGATGCTGTGGTAGCGCGCGAGTTCATGGCTGCACCTCGTCGCGCAGTTTATCGGCGGACCCACTGATGTCGTCCGTGATCAGTTCGCACACCTCGGCGGCCATGTTCGTGAGCACGTTGACGGTGTAGCTGCCGAGCGGCGGCTCCATGGCTGGATTCTCCGCGTCGAAGGTATCGGCGACCACGCAGTTGCCCGCCACGATGCGCAAGACGGCGCCCAGGCCGGCGGTAAGCGTGGCGATGCGATTCAAGTTGCGCAGGTAGGGCTCAACGCTGACGCCAGCGCCGCGTGTTTGCAGGATCAGTTCTTCAGCGAACTGGCCGAAGGCCTGCTCGTACACCGAGACGCGATCCTTCGGCATCGCCTGCGCGGCGGCCTGTTTCAGGGCTGCAGCTGCGGCTGGAGTGACGCGGGCGTTCATGCGGCCACCTGTTCGGTTTGTTCCAGGTTCGCCTCGATTTCTTTGCCGGCTTCTTTGATCAGCAGCATGCTGCGGCGCGCGCCGACTGCGAGCGCATCAACGCGCAGGAGGGCGCGCTGGACGTCGGGCGTGGTGATTTCATCGATCTGTTCGTGCAGCATTTCGAGCAGAGCTTCGGCGTTGGCTGCCAGGGCGCCGATGTCCCAAGCGTGTTGTTTTGCCTGCGATACGAGTAGCGTTGTGTTTACTGCATGTTTCGCTTGTAAACGTGGTTGGTTGGTGTTAGAGTTCATTTATTGGCTCCATTTGAGTGGTGTCAAGAGCCCTGAATCGATCTGCTCCCCAGCGTTCTCGATTCGGGGCTTTGTTTTTTCTGCGTTAGATGGCGTGACGCTCCGCCTCTTTCTCCCTCGCTTCGTCCAAGATTTTGTTGACGATCCAGTTCACCGATCGGTCTTGGCCCAGTGCCTTTGCCTTGAGCCAGTCACGGTTTTCTTCCGATGTGCGAACCAGAATCTGCACTACAGGCTGATCAATCTTCACTACTATCTCCTTGATGTCACGGTGACACACATTGATAGTAAACGTCTCGCACGTTTACGACAAGCTATATTTGTGTCACGGTGACTCCATTTAAAACACCTGCGTATACTTGTATCCTGCGCATATGAGCAAAGATCCCAAGAGCGCCGTGTCGCGCGAGTCCGACAAATTCATGCTGAGATTTCCGGACGGCATGCGTGGACAGATTGCCGAATCCGCGAAGCGCAATGGACGTAGCATGAACTCCGAGATCATCCTGGCGCTTCACGATTACTACATGCGCCAGGACTTTCATGAAAAACTCGTAGACAGCGCCGACCTTCACCTCAGCGGTGAACGACTGGGAACTGAAGAGCTCGACAAGCTGGCAGCGCAAATGAAACCAGACCCTCACGTCGCGGGTGCGTTTGCCGACCTCGTGTTGCAGCGTTTGAGCGAAACCCTGATCTTCGAAGTGAAGCCATTCACACCTGGTGGCGAAGACCGCCCCGGCCAAGAGAAAGAAATCTTCGTATCCGCCCCCGTGGGCACTGGTAAGACATCGTCATATTTGAGAATGATTCCTCATGTAGTGCTGCGAGATGCCGACTTTCCTCCTACCGAGAAACAGGAGTCTCCGCCAGTTCCAAAACCTGATAAGCGCGGCACATCTGCGAAAGACGGCTCGGCAGTGAAGCGCAAGAGCATTCGCAATACCTCGAAGTAATTAATCCATGCGGCATGCGGCTTTTGCTGCAAAACTAGCCGTCATCACCTGGCAGCGGCAAGCGCTGCTGATTCTGGCCTGCGCCGGCCGTCAGTCGCTTCGCCACCGCGTCTTGAGCGAGCATCGCCGCCAGCTTGGTCAGACCTTTGTTCGTGATGCGGATCTGCTGCCGCGCTTTACGGTCGCCGGTGGTCTTGCTGGTGTATCCGAACACGTTGTACTTCAGATCGAGCGCTTGCAGCCGCTTGCCGAAGGCCTTGTGATCCTCTGCGCCGGTGCGCTGGTAGATCCATCCCTTTTCAATTAGATAGTCAGTCAGGTCGCACGGGCGCATCTTGAGCGTGGCGGCCGCGTCGCGGATGCACAGCGAACCGTCGGCACTGGCCAGCAGGTCGAACCCGGCCACTGCCGGCGCCTGGTCGGCGACACGGTGCTCCAATTGCTGCACCTTGGCGTCGGCCGCGATGCGCTCGCGCTCGGCGGCCATGGCCATCTCGATCAGATCCAGGCGCGACAGCTCGGTCGGCCGGACAGGGGCCGCCACCGCGCGGCGCTCGCACTCGATGAAGTACTGCCGCGCCTCCTTGCCCTTAGCGTTGCGTTCGACCATGGCCAGCTCTTTCGCCATGTCCAAGGTCAACGCATATTCAACTCGAACGCCTCGATTTCCCGCTCCCCCGTTTTGGGGAGCGGCGTCAATGACGATGAAGTCTTCATTTTCCACGAACGAGTACTGCTCGATGCGCGCCTTGACCCAGCTGGAGAAATCCTTGCCTACTTTGAGAAAGGCGTGGAGACCGCGGGCGTCGGTCGTCTGGACGTTGGCGCCGGCGATTTTCGATGTCCCGACAGGGATCAGCGCGGCGATCGCCGACGTAGGCTGGTGAGTTGCCGCCGTCAGCTGCTCATGCGGTTCAAATGCACTCATATTTTCCTCTCAAGTTATGGGCAACTCGAATCGAGCCGCTTGTGAAAACCGAAGCTTATCCCGCTTCGATCGCTTAAAAACTGTAAAAGTTACCATCGGCCGGCAGGCTGTAAATCCTTCGCACACTCAGCATCGATTCCGCCGACTGGTGACGCCGATCTTACGATGCGATTGATGGCGTGGTTGCAAGAGTAGTGGTCGATAATCGCTTTGGATTCACGTTAAAAAAATCCCAGACCGGTACTGCCTTGGGATTTTTGATGGTAAATATCCTTTCTGTTCATGCACTTAGCTTCACGCCTTTGCCACCCTGCAGTCACCATGCGCACCAGCGTTTCGTAGACCTGCAGATCGCCGAGGTGGTAGTAGTTATCCAGCTTCACTACGCGTGTGCCGCCGCCAGACGCGCGGCTTTGCAGCTGGCCGCGCGCAGCCGGCGCCGCAGGCTGTAGACCTTCCGGCGTGCTGCCTGATGTGAGGCGTAGGCGGCGGCGCTGAAGGCGATGGCACCGGCGTGCTCAGGTTTCGCTGGGCTGAGGCGACCGACCAGATCACCGTGCTGCTGCTCGTAGCGCTCGATCTTTCGGACGTAGCGGTGCTTCGCATCGGCGGCGGCTGTCTCTGCACGCCAGAGTTCTACCGCCAGCTCGCCGGCAGACAGGAGGGCGATCACGTGTGCGGTGCTGCTGCTCATGCGTCTTCCCCTGATTTGTTGATCGGCTTGTTTTGAAGGTCGGCGAGCATGTCATCGACCATGGACTGCATGCGCTCAGCACCGACGAATTCGCCCAGGCGTGTGCCGAGCCACAGCGCCTGCTCGCTGAGCTGCTGGCCGCTACCTACCAAGCCGGCCAGGACATCGGCGTGCGTGAAGCCGCGCGCGGCGGCGCAGGCCACGATTCGACTTACGTGGTGCTGGACCATCGGATTGCGTGGTTGCGTGGGATCATTCGCGACGACGAAGAAGGCGTAGAAAGTTGCGATACATTGGGGGCATTCTTCGAGCTCAAGCTCTTGCAAGAGGCGCGCGCTCATGCGGCACCTGCCGCGCTGGCTGCGGCTGCGCGCCAGATGGCGCGGCCCTCGGCGATGCCGGCGTGATAAGCGTCATCGGCAGCGGTGCCGGCGGAATATGGACGGGGAATATTGCGGCCGTCGATGCGGAAGCGCAGCGCGCCCGCGCGGCACTCGGTGCTGCGTGGATCGCGCGACGCATTGAAGGCCGCCGCTAAGAGTTGGTCGGCGGTGGCGTCTGTGGGGGTGGGGGTGGTCATGTTCGCCTCAGTGGTGGCCGGCATCATTTTCCGGTTGATGCTGAGACTGTAATTTAACTCTTGGTTTATGTCAACTGTGAGTTGATATTATGGGCAAAAAAAAGCCGACGCTGGGCCGGCTGTGGATTTAGCGCTCCGGCGACCACTTGCCGATTACCACGCCTAGCACTTGGTGCTTTTCCTCCACTGGGGAAATTGCTTGGGGCCATTGTGGGTTCAGACTCCGCCAAAATCTTTGACCTCCCTCGACTATCAGCTCGCGAAAAACCACGTCCAGCTTTCTCGATAATCCAGATGCGCTGAACACGGCGCGGACCCCAGATGTTGGCTCAACTTCCGGATCTACAAAGATCATGTCGCCATCGGAGTAAGAGACCTTGCTCCCCAAGTTTTCCATACTCACACCCTTCACCATGAGCGCGAAGGTCAGGCCGCCATGTGGAGCAGGGCAAGCCACCCATTCACCCTTGTGGTAATCGAAGCTGATGTCTCCCTCTTGAGTTGTCCACTCAATCACATCTGCAGCATCTAGAAGTGGCACAAAAACTCCGGAGTCCGTTGTCTTTGGAATTGAGGGAGCCCCAACAAGATAATGAAAGTGCGGCTTTTTCTCCAAGCCATCTTCGATGACAGGGCCCTGCATCAGCCACGATGGATCGACCTTGAAGAGCGCGGCCAGTGCCCACAGTCGATCAGAATCGACCCTGCCACCGTTCTCCCACTTGTGAGCGGCCTGCGCCGACACGCCAAGTTGCTTGGCCAGCGCCGCCAAGCTCAAGCCGCTCTTACTGCGCAGATATTTTAGACGCTCTGCGAACGTATCGAATTTATCAACCATATGTTGATTGTGCCACCTCACCGAAAATAGTGCAATCCAAAACTGGTTGACGGATCATCAAATATGGGTTGATAATCCAAGCATGAACACTCCAGTCACCGATGCCATTGTTAAGTTCGGCAACAACAAGCTCGCCGCAACGCTCGGCGTTTCGCCGCAGGCGGTCTCGAAGTGGGCGAAGAATGGGCAGGTTCCACCACGCCGCGCGCTTGCGGCTTCGGCGGTTCTCGGATTGTCGCCGTGGCTGCTTTGCCCCGGCGTGTTCGGCCCAGCCACCACCACCAAGGAAACCCCATGACCGCCGACAGCCCCGTTGGCCCGATGACTGCGCCACTGACTGACAGCGAGTTGGCCGAGTACCGCCGGCTCACCTGCCTGATCGAAGACATTGAGCAACGTCGAAACATCGTGGCGCTGCTCCGGCATGGCCTGCGTCGAAATCCGGCGCGCCTGGCGTTGCTGGATGAGCGGGAGGCACAGCTCTATGCAGGCGGCGCGGCGCTCCTGAGGATTCGGGCGCCGCTACATCGCCGCTACCGCTGGCCTGGCTTTATCGAATGCCGTGACTCTCTGACCAGCCATTAATCATCGTGACGACTTTTTCCAGCTCATCCAAGGCGTCCCAAACGATTGCTTGCAAATCTGAGGATGGCAGGATTTGCAGCGGCTCCCGGCCGGTTTGTGCTTTGAGCGCGGCAGCAAGCTCTGGTTTTGCTTGCGACAGTAGCTGATGGGCCAGTACGTATTTTGCGTAGTCCATGAGGGTTCCTTTGCTCTGTTATAGAAGTTGGGGAACTTAAATAGTAGCGCATTTGGCAACCCTCACCCTTACATGTTTTTGATCGAAAGACGACCATGACCCTCTCCGAATACTTTGCGCTGGCGCGCGGCAACCAACTTCGCTTGGCGGAAGTGCTGAACGAGCCGCAGGCGAACCTCTCTCGTTGGGCCACCGGCACGCACCCGTTGCCGGCTGAAAAGGCCGTCGCGATCGAGCACGCCACCGCCGGCACCGTCACCCGCAAGGAGCTGTTTCCCGATACCTGGGCGACGATCTGGCCCGAACTGGCCGCCGAAGTTCGACCGCATGCTTGCACCAACGACCACGCCGCCGAGCTGCGCCGCGCGATTACTGAAACCCGCATCGTGTTCGAGTCCGAGCCGGCCGCCGGCGACGCGCTGAACTATCTGGAGTCGGTGCTGGCCGCCGCCGCGCCGGTTCCCGCGCAAACGAGAATCGCTGGTGGTGGCGGTGCAAGCATCACCGAAGAAACCCTTACTGGCGCTGGCGCCGTGCCGGTGGCGGGCGCCGCCCAGCATGCATCCAGCACCACCGCCGACCAGGCCGCTGCCGCGATGGCCGCCGAGTCCGCGCAGCTGGTTGCAGATGCTGAGCGCACTGCCGCCGGCGCCGCAGCACGTGCGGCGGTCGACCCGCTGGCCTTGCTATCGCGCGAGGTGTTCAGCCTGTCGGACAAGCTGCAGCAGCCCGCCGACCTGGTGGTGCAGCTGATGGTGCTGGCGGAACTGCGCGGCTTGCGCACCGAGCATAAACGTATGCATCGCACGACCAGCATGGTGGTGGCATGACCGCCGCTGTAGCTGCCGGTGATCTCAAGCCATCGAGCATGGTCTTACTGGCGGGCCGTGCGTTCACCGGCGCCACCGAGCTGTTCCTCGCTGCCGACACGCCACTGACCGAATTCTGGATCGCCCTGGGCAGTACCGCCGACGACCATCCGATCGGCTACGCGCGCTTCGAGCGGCGCGGTGAGGAGCTTATCAAAGGAGTCCGCCAAGGGCTCTTTGAATTAATGGAAGTGCAGCCGGCCAGTTTTCCAGCCCCGCATCAATCAGTTTCTCTGTCAGGTGTTTTATGGCATCGCCGGGCAATTCCCGAATCGATTTCATTAGACCGTTTTTCTCTTCGGGAGCCAAGTCTGACGACTCCACCCGGGCCTCGATCAGCCGAAGTAGGGTGTCCTCATGGAGCTTGATCGTGACGACGCCGAGGATCGCAGTTAGGCCGCCGTCGTCGGCGAGGAAGTCCATTCCATTTGCGGTGATGGTGGCGGATATAAAAAACATCTCCCTGCCAATAAAGTTAGGGGTTTGGCCGGAAATTAACCCGTGCTCGCGCAGATAGAACAGATTTGCAGTGATCTCTGGTTCGAACCCTAGGTCATCTCCATTCACCTCTTCGGGATATGACTCGGAGAGTTTGGTGAGTAGTTGTTTTTGGAGAGCACGATCCAGTTTCACAGGAATTCCCTTTCTTAATTGTTGAGTGGAATTGCTAATTTAACACGCAGGAATGCTCCGGCCTACATAGCACCAAGGGCCTCTGTAAAAGTTAGCAGTTTTTGCGAGAAAGATTTTGGCTACGATTCAGTTTGAACGGGAAACCGCGCCCCGAGCAGCGCGGCACTAAGCTGGAGGAACCATCATGGCCAAGCCGTACCCACCACAAGAAGTCACCCAGGTCGAGCAGCGCACCGCGGGCTTCAAGCACGTCAGCGTGTTCCTGGCGCAGGCCTTCGAGCAGCAGGCCACCGAACAGGCGAAGGGTGCGGCCGCCGATCAGGCGCCGCCCGGCGCCGAGGCGGACCGGAAGCAGCAGTAACGATCACAAACAGGGCAGCGGCCGGCCGGCCGCGACCGAAGCGACTCCAACCCGCTGGTCACGCCCTGACCTTTTTTTATGGTTGGATGAAAGGTTGGAAATGCAACAAGCAACGAAAGTAAAGCTCAATCTTTACCGTCACCAAGACCTCGCGCGATGCGCGCCACTGGCGAGGTATATCTTTCCCGGTTTGAAGATTCTGGCAGGCTCTGGCCGTCGCCTGCGGTACGATCTGGCCGCCATTCAAGCTGAGTTGCTGCCCTACGAGAAAATCGATCTGCGCGCGCTGGAAGCGCTCATCGATGAACTGGTGGTGGCCGGTGCTATCTGTAAAGAAAAAGAGGGACAGCGGGAATACCTCGTTATCCAAAGCATCGGGCCGAACGGCTTTGCGAAGGACCATGATGAGTGAGCAGCATCCCGGCTTGGTTGATGTCGCCACCGGTTCGGCAGGCAGGTCGGCCAATCCATGGTTTCGCATGTACGCGGAATTCGCCCACGATCCCAAAGTGCAGAGCATGTCCGAGGCAATGCAGCGTCGCTTGATGATGCTGTTGTGTCTGCGTTGCAGTAACACGCTTGTAACGTTACATGACGATGAACTTGCGTTTGCGCTTCGTGTTTCCGATGAGGATTTGGCGCAAACCAAGGCGCTGTTTTTGCGCAAGAACTTCATCGATGAGGGTTGGAATATCCTGAACTGGGACAAGCGCCAATTTACCTCCGATTCGAGTGCGGCCCGCGTAAAACGGCACCGCGACCGTAAAAAGGCCGCTGAAGAAGGGGCTAAAAACAAGGTTGTAACGTTACAGAAACGGGAAACTAACGCCCTAGATACAGATACAGATACAGATACAGAAGAACTACAACTACCTCTGTCGGCTGACGCCGACGATGTGCGGCTGTGCCCGGTCGGTCAGTTGCTGAACCTGTACCACGAGCTCATGCCGCTGAACCCTCGCGTCAAGGTGGCAAGCGATTCCCGCAAGGCAGCCATCCGCGCGCGCTGGAAGCAGGCGGCTGCGCTGGACTGCGAGCCGTTCGGCTACACCGCGAGGTCGGCCGGCCTGGCCGCCTGGCGGGCGTTCTTCCAGGTCTGCGCCGAATCGAAGTTCCTCACCGGCCAAGCGCCGCCGTCCGTACCCGGCAAGCCGGCGTTCATCGCCGATATCGATTTCATTTTTTCGCCTAGCGGCTTCGCCAAAATTCTCGAGAACAAGTACCACCGGGACGCAGCATGAACATGAACGAACCGCAGCACCTGCTGCCTCCGCACTCCATCGATGCCGAGCACGCCGTCTTGGGTGCGCTGATGCGCTGGCCAGAGACCTTCGATCAGGTGGGCGACTTGCGCGCCCGGCACTTCTACCGCGACGACCACCGCAGCATCTTCACCGAGATCGTTCGGCTGGCGGAGCGGGGGCAGGCCACCGACGTGATGAGCGTTCTGGCCGCAATGGAAAGCCGTGGCGGCGTTTTCGACGGCAACCTGGGGGCGTACCTCAACCAGATCGCCCAAAGTGTCCCTACGAGCTTCCACGCCGCGCAGCACGCCCGCATCGTGGTGGATCGCGCCTTGTTACGCGCGCTGATCGCCACATCCGACAAGATCGCCGGCGTCGCCTATGCGCCAAAAGGCCAGACCGCCGACCAGGTGCTGGACCACGCGCAATCGTTGGTGACCGGCCTGGCCGAACGCCGCGTGCGTAATGAACCGCGCATGGTGCGCGAGATCCTGTTGGAGTTCGTCGACGGCGTGGCGCGCCGCGCCGAAGGCGAGGATTCGGCGATCAGCACCGGCATCTCGGAGTTGGACAGCATGCTCAACGGCGGTTTCCGCCCGCAGCAGCTGATCATCGTGGCCGGCCGGCCGTCGATGGGCAAGACCGCGCTGTCGGCCGACATCGGCATCAACATCGCCGAGGATCGCAGCGTACTGATGTTCTCGATGGAGATGTCGGGACAGGAGGTGGCCGGCCGCGCGCTGGCGAACCGTGGCGGCGTGCACTTGGCGAAGGTGATGGGTCGCGTGGCCGCCGACGAGACGGAGGTCTGGAACGGGATCTCGCATGGCATCATCCGCCTCAACGACTCGCGTTTCGCCATCGACGACACGCCGGCGATCACGCTGCTGGAGCTGCGCATGAAGGCCAAGGCTTGGAAGCGCAAGCACGGCCTGGATGTGATCATCGTCGACTACATCGGCCTGATGCAGGGCGGGGAAGGCGACAAGCGCACCGACCAGATCGGCTCGTACTCGCGTGGCCTAAAGGCGCTGGCCAAGGAATTGGGCGTCGCCGTCATCGCGCTGGCGCAGCTGAACCGCAAGTCCGAGGAGCGCGGCGACAAAAAGCCGATCCTGTCAGACCTGCGCGATTCCGGCGAGATCGAGCAGGACGCCGACGTGGTGATCCTGGTGCACCGGCCGGAAATGCACAACCCGAACGCTGAGCATCTGAGAGGCTTCACCGAGGCGTTGATCCGTAAGCAGCGCAGCGGCGCGCTGGGCGACGTGCATCTGATGTTTGACGGACCGACCTGCCGGTTCAGCCGCTGGAGCGGCGCGCCGCCATCGGCGAGTGAGGAACAGACGGCAGGCAAAAGCCGCGGCTTCGGAAATCGATGAGCACCAACACCAACCAAAATGCAGGGACCCAGATGGACAATAACGAAAAACTACTGGCGCAGATCAGCGCCGCTGAATCGAAGCGCGCTGCTGCGACGCCAGGTGCGCGCGCGGTGCGAGTGGTGAGGGCCGCCGCCACGCCGGCGCGCACCGACTTCGGCACCATGCCAGACCCGGTCGACCTATGCCTGGAAATCTGGAAGAACTGGATGGCTGGCGATGCCGACCGTGATCTGGGTGCCAAGACCATGCGCGGCTTGGTGGGCGAGGGCGATGGGCATGGCTACGATCTGTACGAGGCGCAGCAGGCCAGTGACATCAAGGTGGCTCAGGCGACTGATGCGATGATCAACAGCCTGAGCCGGTTGCATGTGTGGGCGATCTACCGCGCATGCAGCTTGGCGACTGTGTGGACCTTTCCGAATGCCTCGCTGGTGGAAGTGGCGGCTGAGGCACGCGTAGAACTTAGAGGGAAGCTGCGACGCAATATTTGTACGGCAGTTCTGTTTTAAGTACCGGAGACGCTTCAGCTTAAGACTTACGATTGCGCGCCATAACATCTGACACCTTCTTCGAGCCGAATTCCATGCGAAGAGCTTCTCTAGCCAAGCCGATATGAGCGAAGAAAACGCCCCTGGCATCTCGCTCAGTGACAGGTTCGTTTTCCCGCTTGCGGCGCGCCAGGTGCTCGGAATCGGATTGCATTATTTTTGACTTGTGTCGCGTAATTATCTCCGTGAGCTTTTTACGCGTATCTACTTTGAACGCAATAAGATCAGGTAACAAATCTGCATAATGCTCTCCGTCTTTTCTGTTGTTCGCTGGAAGGAGGCTTGCTAAGATCGAGGCAATATTATCCACGTTGAGTGGTTCGTCGTCCGACGCATTTGCTTGGTTTTCTTCTACGTACTTTCTTCGCTCTTCCAACACTCGTTCGAACTCAAGGTCGACGATTTCTAGTAAAGCTGATACACGTGTTATCGCTCGACGTAAAGGAGGAGGTACTCCTGTTTCTTGCTTATATTGAAGTTTGTGCGATGCGGCGGCCCAGATATGCTGGGCGAGTGTGCGCAATTGTAGTTCGATGACGAAATCGCCGAGGCCCGTGAGGCTTGGTAAGGAAAGCCACTGGGATGGGAGTCGAACAACGAAGTGCTGAGACTGGTAGCCAAACTCTGACTCGCCTAGTCGATCAGAGGTGTCTTCCGCAGAATGTATTTCAAAATGATCAGTGACCATCTTAATCGCGAGATCAAGGTCACTCCTGAAAAGGAATATCACTCGAACTCCGATTAGGTCTTCCAAACTGAAGATGTTTTCTAGTTTAGCTCCCTTGCGCTGTAACTTCTCCTCAATGGACGCCCACGTTTTAACTCTACTTTCAATAGGGACACCTAAAGTGAGTTCGTGCTTATCGAGAAGAGCTTGTAGTTGCACGACCACCGCATCACGTAACCTTTCGGCTCTGTTTGCATTATCCTGATGTTGAATTTTTAGCTGTTCGCTCGTTGCGGTCATGTTCTAGAATTTCGGTTGCGCGCGTAGGCGCTGTTCTGATATGATCAAACCACAGGCGGGCTTCGCTCGCCTTGAAAAAGTTCACCGCGCATCGATTGTCGCGGGAGCAAGCCACCCTAGAGGTGGCTTTTTCTATTCCAGCACGCCAATTTTTTTGAGTTTAATCTCTAATGCGTCCTGGTCTTTGAACTGCGCGGTGTCAAATGCGACATAGAAGGATGGGAATCCGTCACCGACATCAAATGCGCACGACGCTGCCTTCACTGCCGTATATTGGCCTGGATAGTGCGTCTCGAACATTTTTTTATACCGCTCTTTGGTCAAGCTGTTGTGGATTGGTCGATTCATCCTTGGCTCATCGTCCTCTGTGACAAAGCCATGGTTCTCCAAGCCTTTATGTAATTCGGCGAATGACACTGCGTCGTTGAGAAATCGCTCGGTAAAATAATCGCTCATGTTTGGGATAGCGTTTGGGTTGTGCCAGGGTATATCGGCGAGTTTGAAAATTATATTGCAAAAAAGCATTGTCTAACTGGTTATTTTGAGCCAGAAGACGTGCTTGTGTGAATATGGGAAAGAGTGGTACTGAAAGGCTACGGCCAGAGCGGTATGTCGGCCAGCGCGATCGTGGCGCAGGTGCCGAATAAGCAGGATAGTTGAAAGTAAGTTCGCTGAACCAGTTGGCCGCCTTGAGCGGCCATTTTCATTTTGAGGTACACATGACTGTCCGCCTGTTGAAGCCGTACAACCAGCGCCCGGCTAACGCCCTTGCCACGTTCGATGCAAGCGTAGAGGCTGGCCTGATCGCTGCGAATAAAGCATCGGCGGATTTGACTGGTGGCTTCAAGTACTTCGTGCCGCGCCCAGGTCCGATGCTGCAATCGAAGCAGATCGCTGTCGGCTCGGTGACGCTGAAAATGGAAGAGCGGACGACGGTAACGTTGCCGGAGGGGCAGGTGCTGCTGATCGAGGGCCAGCCCGGCACGGTCGGCGAGGCGTCGCGCGCTGGCACTACCGACAAATGGACCATCGGCGCTTACGGACTGCCGCAGATCGGGCCGTACGCCGGCGTGCAGAAGGTGACCATCACGTGCACGCTGGGCGAGATCACCGCCTAAGTGCGCGATGCGGCATCCATCAGTTCAGTCACCGCTCTTGGCAATGCGACAGCGTTTGCTGGAGATTCCCTGCAGGCACAGTCGGGGCCGATCACCACGATCGTGCCAGGCACCTCTGTGACCATCACGAAACCCGATATCGGATGGGGTGGCTGGATGATCCGTTTCTCCAACGGAGCGATCAACCTGGTCGGAAACTTCGCCGTGATCGGGTACACCACTGAGCAGATCCTTGAGACCATCCCTGCAGTCATTGCATCCGGCGCCAAGACCGTCTTCGTCAACGGGATGACCAACGATATCGTCAACGGCTGGCCGATTTCTCGCACCAAGACAGCCCTGTCGGCGATCTACAAGGCGCTGCGCGACGCCGGCATCCGGATAGTGATGGTCACTGCACCGCCGCTGTACAAGCTGACCGCCGTCGAGGGTGGGAAGTTTGTCGCACTCAATGAATGGGTGCGGGAGCAGGCTCGGGCCTTTGGCTGCAGGCTAGTGGATCTCTTCAAGATCGTTGCCGATCCAATGTCGGTTACTGGCTGGGCGAAACCAGGAGCTCTGCTGCCTGACTTCACCCACTTCGTGCAGCGCACTGCGCGCGCCTGTGGGCTTATGGCCTGGAAGGCGGTCGCCGATCTCTTCCCTGACAGGTCCGTGCACGCTGTCTCGGCACTCGATCTGAGAACGCTCAACCCGGACGGTAGCAACCTGCTGAGCAGTGCGCTCATGATGGGGGCGACCGGTACCGGGCTGAACATCGGGGCGATCCCCGCGAATTCGGTCGCGACGGGCATGCAGGTTGGTACATCTGTGGCTGGGCCCACAATTGTGCCGAGCCTGGTGGCGCGCGCCGACGGCTACGGTTTCGATCAAGTGATGCAGGTGACTGGTGGTGTCATCGCAGGCAGCGATGCACTGATCCGCAACAACGACACCGCGTACACGCGCGCAGTCGCTGGTGACGTGCTGTACGGTCAGATGTGGCTCGCTGCGCAGAACATGTCGAACGTCTACCGCATCCAGCTGTCGCTGACGTGCCGGATTGATGGCGTGCTGTACAACTCGATCGACTGCTCCAGTTCCGGCGACCAGTCGCTGGGCTCATCGCAGATCGACCAGTCTGACTTCGAAAGCATGCCGTTCACCACGACGCCATTCCAACTTCCAGCATCTGGCGTGATCACCTCCTTGACGCTGACTGCGAATGTCTATTTCTCCGAGGCGAACGGCACGATCAAGCTATCTGCTGGCCGCCCAATGATTCGCAACAAGCTGTGAATATTCTGCGGCAAGTCGCGCTGGCCAGCCTCTTATCACCACGCTGCCGATGAGCAGAACATGAAGCTCCGGACGTTGAAATCAAGCGTGCAGCAGCTGCGCAATACGCTGCCTATCGCTCAGCCGCTGTCGTGGCGCGCCAGCAAGGAGAGCAGCACCCAGCGGGGATATGGCTACAAGTGGCAGCAAGCGCGCGCCGGTTACCTGCGCAGCCACCCGCTCTGCGTTTACTGCGAGCGGCAAGGGCGGACCACCGAGGCGACAGTGGTCGACCATCGCATTCCGCACCGCGGCGACCAGGCGCTGTTTTGGGATAAGGCGAACTGGCAGGCGCTGTGCAAGCCCTGTCACGATGGCCAGAAGCAGCGAGAGGAAGCCCGGGCGGCACTGCTCGATCCGCGCGTGATCGATGGTGTCGGCCTGATCCGAGACCGGGCTGAGAAAAGTTTCATCAGGGAATGATTGTGGTCTGGTAGGGGGGGGCGGTCAAAAGTTTGGACTGCCAGTTTTCCTAGACCGCGCATTCCCCCATTCGCGGAAAAAATTCCCCTTTTTGATTTTAGGAAATCAGCAAATGGCAGGCGTACAAGGCAAGAGCGGAGGGCCGCGCCCCAACGCTGGCGGCGCACGTCCTGGCGCTGGGCGGAAGCCAAAGACGGCCGAGAAATCAGCAAATGCGGCCGTAGAGACAAAGTTGGAGCCGCAGCCGCGTGGCGGCGCCCTTAAGCGTAAGAAGGCGGTGCCGGTAGAGATCGAAGCGTGCGACATGCTGACCCTGTTGCAGAAGATCGCGCTGGGCCAGGTTGACGCCAGCGCCGGTCAGATCCGCGCCGCGATTGCTGCAGTTCAGTACACGCACACGAAGAAGGGCGACGGCGGGAAAAAGGACGAGGACGCCGAGAAAGCCAAGAAGGCGGGCGCTGGCAAATTTGCCCCGGCAGCTCCTCCTCGTCTGGCTGCTGCCGGTGGAAAGAAGGTTTAAGTGGTGATGTGGACCACGGCATGCCCGGACTGGGCGACGCGCCTGCGCGCGGGTGAAACGATCATCCCGCCGCCGATCTTCCCTGACCAGGCGGAGCAGGCCCTCGCGATCTTCAAGCAACTCAAGATTGTTGACGCGCCCGGCAGCCCGACATTCGGCGAATCCTGTGCGGAGTGGGTGTTTGACTTGGTGCGCTGCATCTTTGGTGCTTACGACGCTGACACCGGCAGGCGCCTGATCGTCGAGTTCTTCGTGCTGCTACCGAAGAAGAATTCGAAATCGACGGTTGCGGCCGGGATCATGATGACGGCACTGATCTTGAACTGGCGCCAGTCGGCAGAGTTCTCGGTGCTGGCCCCAACAGTGGAGGTCGCCAACAACGCGTACACGCCCGCGCGGGACATGGTGCAGAAGGACGACGACCTGGACGCTTTGATGCATGTTCAGTCGCATGTAAAGACGATCACGCACCGTGAGAGCAACGCCACGCTCAAGGTGCTGGCGGCAGATCAGAATACCGTCGGCGGCAAGAAGTCGGTCGGTACGCTGGTCGACGAGTTGCACCTATTTGGAAAGATCCCGAGCGCTGAGAACATGTTCCGCGAGGCGCTGGGTGGACGCGCATCACGCCCGGAGGGCTTCGTGATCTGGCTGACGACTCAGTCCGATGAGCCGCCGGCCGGCGTGTTCAAGCAGAAGCTGGATTACGCGCGCAAGGTACGCGACGGTGAGATCAACGATCCGTCGTTCGTGCCAATTATTTTCGAGCACCCGCCAGAAATGGTGATTTCGGGCGAATGTCTGCTGCTGGAAAACATGGCGATGGTGAATCCGAACATCGGCTTCTCTGTCGATGAGGCGTTCCTTGAACGTGAGTTCAAGATCGCGCAGCAGGCCGGGCCAGAGTCGTTCCGCGGCTTTATGTCCAAGCACGCCAACGTCGAAATCGGCCTGAACTTGCGGTCCGACCGCTGGGCTGGCGCCGAGTTCTGGGAGAAAGCGGCGATTCAGGTATTTACCTTGGAGGAGCTGGTCGCCCGTTGTGAGGTGGCGACAGTTGGTATCGACGGCGGTGGCCTGGACGACCTCTTGGGGCTGGCTGTTACCGGCCGCGAGCGCGGAACTGGTCGGCTGCTCGCGTGGTTCCATGCCTGGGCGCACGAGATCGCGCTGGAGCGCCGCAAGGAAATTGCGCCGGCGCTGCTCGACTTCGTCAAGCAAGGCGACCTCACCATCGTGAAGGTGCCAGGTGATGACGTCATCGAGGTGGCCGACTTCGTGTGCCAGGTGAACGACGCGGGCCTGTTGCCGGAGAAGATTGGTATCGGCGTCGACGCCGCCGGCATCATCGACATCGTGACCGAGCTTGTCAGTACGGAGCGGGGTATCACGATGGAACAGATCATCTCCATCCGTCAGGGTTATTCCTTGAACGGCGCCATCAAGTCAACCGAGCGCCAGGTGGCCGCGAAGACGCTGGTCCACGCAGGTCGACCAATGATGAACTGGTGCGTGGGTAACGCCCGCATCGAGGACAAAGGCAACGCGATTCTGGTCACGAAGGCGGCGTCAGGCAAGGCAAAGATCGACCCGCTGATGGCGCTGTTCAACGCAGTGTCGCTGATGGCGCTGAACCCGGTAGGCAAGGGCAATTCGGTGTATGAGACACGCGGCATTCGCATGATTTAAGGAATCCATGGGCATTTTTGATATTTTCCGGTCGAAATCGACGCCGGAGGCGCAGTCACGCCCAGGCCCGAACGCATCATCGGGCGAGCTGTTTGCCGGACTGGATGACCCGGACCTTCTGGCCTTCATGCGCGCCGGTCCCGAAACAGCGTCCGGTGCTTATATCAGTGCTTCGAAGGCGTTGCAGAATATGGCACTGCTGCGGTGTGTGACGCTGATCTCGGAATCGATCGGCATGCTGCCGCTGAATCTGATGGTGCGCGGCGCCGACAAGCATCAGGCTGTAGATCACCCGCTGTACAAAGTACTGAAGCGCCGGCCGAATAGCTGGCAAACCCCTTACGAATTCAAGAGCCTGCTCCAGTCGCACGTACTGCAGCATGGAAATGGCTATGCCCGGATCATCCGCTCGCGCGGCGAGGTCACAAACCTGATCCCAATGCACCCCACGCGCACGGTGCCGAAGCAGAACGACGATTGGAGCCTGTCGTACCGCTACACGCGTGAAAATGGCACGTCGCTCGACATTCCCGGCGCTGAAGTTCTGCACCTGCGCGATTTGTCGGACGACGGAATTATCGGTCTGTCCCGCGTGAAGCTGGCAAAGGAAGCGCTAGGGATCGCCCAGCAGGCCGAGCGCGCCGCGGCACGCCTTTTCAAGAACGGCGTGATGGCCGGCGGATCGCTGGCAGCGCCTGGCCCGCTCAGTGATCAGGCATACAAGCGGCTTCAGGATTCGCTGGAAGGGAAGAGCGGCGCCGACCAGGCACACAAATGGATGATCCTGGAGGAGGGGTTAAAAGCAGAGAAGTGGGCCGCATCGCCATCCGATTCCCAGCATTTGGAAAACCGAAACCATCAGATAGAAGAGGTGGCGCGCGCATTCGGCGTGCCGCGGCCTCTGCTGATGATGGACGAGACATCGTGGGGTAGCGGCATCGAGCAGCTGGCCATCTTCTTCGTGCAGTACGCGCTGCAGCACTGGTTCACCGTGTGGGAAGAGGCCGCCGCGCGGTCGCTGCTGACGCCGGACGAATCCGAAACCCACTACGTGAAATTTAATGAGCGCGCGCTGCTGCGCGGAACGCTGAAAGACCAGGCCGAATACTTCGCCAAGGCGCTCGGTTCCGGCGGCCATGCGCCATGGATGGCGCAGAACGAAGTGCGCGACCTTCAGGATATGCCGCGCTCCAGCGATCCCGGCGTGGACACCGTCCGGCCACCGAATACATCAGCAAAGCAAGGAACTTCGAATGAGCCTGTTAAAACTCCCTGAGATCAGCGCGGCGCTCAAGCCGGGCGCCGTCCAGTTCGACATGCGCCCCGACGCGCTGGAGCGCTGGGAGCCGTCAATCCGTGCCGCTGCCGATGATGGCCCGACGATCTCGATTTACGACCGTATCGGCGATTCGTACGACGGCGAAGGCGTGACCGCAAAGCGGATCTCGGCAGCGCTGCGCAATATCGGCGCCCGAGATGTCACCGTGAACGTGAATTCTCCTGGCGGAGACTTCTTCCAGGGCGTTGCGATCTACAACATGCTGCGCGAGCACAAGGCAAAGGTCACGGTCAACGTGATGGGCATCGCAGCGTCGGCCGCTTCCGTCATCGCGATGGCCGGCGACGAAATCATGATGGGCGATGGCGCCTTCCTGATGATCCACAATGCTTGGGCGGTCGCCATGGGCAATCGTCACGACATGATGGCAGCTGCCGAACAGCTGGCGCCATTCGATGCGGCCATGGCTCAGGTCTACGCTGCGCGCTCGGGCCAGCCGGTCGCTGACATCGCGGCGATGATGGATAAGGAAAGCTGGCTGGGCGCCGGTCAGGCCGTCGATGATGGCTTCGCCACCGGAGTGATCCAGCGCGACCAGATCTCGCAGGATCCAGAAGCACACGCACAAACGAAATATCTCGCGATGGTCGAGGCGTCGATGGCGCGGGCGGGTCACTCCCGTTCGGTGCGGCGCGAGGCCATCAAATCCCTGTTTTCTGGCACGCCGGGCGCTGCCGAGAAAGGCGTCAAGCCGAGCGCTGACGCCAACTTCGCAGCCTCGCTGCAATCCATGATCGACAACATGAAAGGTAATGTATGAAAAAAGCAATGATCGCCAGCGCCCTGGTCGCGCATGCCATGGCCGCCTACGGCGCGCAAGCAAACCAACCGGTTCCGCGTGGCATCGTCTCGGTGAGCGCCGACGCGGGCACCGAAGTGAAAGCGCTGATTGAAGGCGTCAACAAGGCCTTCGCCGATTTCAAGGCGGAGCACAGCAAGCAGCTGGAGGACGTGAAGAAGGGCCAGGCCGACGCGCTGCAGGCCCTGCAGGTCGACCGCATCAACACCGAAGTCGCAAAGCTGCAGGCGGCCGTCGACGATGCCAACCTGAAGATCGCGGCAGCGCAAATGAATGGCGGCGCCGCAGCGGGTCTGAAGGACAAGGAATACACCGAAGCCTTCAACGCGCACTTCAAAAAAGGCGAGGTCCAGGCTGCGCTGAACAAGGGCGCTGCGCAGGAAGGTGGCTACCTGGCGCCCACCGAGTGGGATCGCACCATCACCGATCGCCTGGTGGTTGTATCGCCGATGCGCGCGCTGTGCGCTGTGCAACCGATCAGCACGAACGGTTTCACCAAACTGTTCAACAATCGCGGCACCACCTCTGGCTGGGTCGGCGAAACGGATGGCCGCGCGCAGACCGCCACTCCGACGTTCGGCAGCCTGACCTACAACACCGGCGAGCTGTACGCCAATCCGGCGGCGACCCAGCAGATGCTGGACGACTCCGCGATCAACCTGGAAGCGTGGCTGGGCGGCGAGGTCGAAACTGAGTTCTCTCTGCAGGAAGGCATCGCTTTCCTGACCGGCAATGGCAACAACAAGCCGAACGGTCTGCTGACCTACATCACCGGCGGCGCGAACGCCGCCGCCCACCCATGGGGCGACATCAAGACTGTGAAAAGCCAGTCCGCTGCCGCGCTCACTGCCGATGGCCTGATCGATCTGGTACACGAACTGCCCGGCGAGTACACCGGCAACGCCCGCGCGATCATGAACCGCAACACCCAAAAGGCGATCCGCAAGCTGAAGGACGGCGAAGGCAACTATCTGTGGCAGCCATCCTTCCAGGCCGGCGCTCCAGCGACCATGCTGGGCTACGGCATCACCGAAGTGGCCGGTATGCCTGACGTCGCGGCCAACTCGAAGCCGATCGTGTTCGGTGACTTCAAGCGCGGCTACGTTATCGTCGATCGCGTGGGCATCCGCGTGCTGCGCGATCCGTTCACCAACAAGCCGTACATCCACTTCTACACTACGAAGCGCGTAGGCGGCGGCCTGCTGAATCCTGACGTCCTGAAGGCGTTGACCATCAGCGCTTAAGTCCCACCACGGCGTCCGGCGATCGCCGGGCGCTCAAAGGAGAAGACATGATTTTCGAAAAACCATTCAAGGGCGTACCGGACGGCGAGATCTATCCGGTCGATTACGAGCCGGGCGACGAGTGTCCGCCGGAACTGGAGGCCGCGGCGATCGAGTGCGGTGCCGTTACACCCGAAGAGGGCGCAGCCAAGCCCACCGCCGCCAAGAAAGCGTCGGCAAAATGACGTTAGTATCGATCGACGCTGCCATTCTGCACCTACGGGTGATCGATGAAGATGAGCGCGCTGATGTCGAACTGAAGCTGGAAGCAGCCGAACAAGCAGCCGTCTCGTACCTGAATCGCTATGTCTATGGCGACCAGGATGCACTGGACGCTGCCCTGGCCGCTGCGCCGGAGGCATTTTCTGCGGCGCGCCAGGCGTACCTGGAAGCAAGCGCTGCGGCTGCCTCGCTGGCCGATGGTGCTGAGCGCGCTATGGCGATTTTGGGGGCAAGCACGAAGTTTGACGCCGCGAACCTCGTAAATATTCATACCTGTCGGGGCATGGTGGTCACCAGCGCGATCAAGTCCGCCATCTTGTTGATTCTCGGCCATCTTTACGAAAATCGCGAGGACGTCGTTATCGGCTTGACCGTGGCGTCGCTGCCCACTGGCGCCAAGGCGCTGCTTCAGCCTCACCGGATCGGGGTTGGACTCTGATGCGTGGCTCTCAACTGGATCGCCGGGTCACGATCGAGCGGCAGACGCAGGTCGACGCGGACGGCTACGGCCCTCAGCCCGGCCCCTGGGTGACTGTGGTCGCCCGTGTGCCCGCGGAGGTTCTCGATGACCTGCCCAGCAAGTCCGAGTCCGAGCAGGCGGGTCTGTTGTTGGCGAAGCGTCCTGCGCGCTTGCGGATGCGTTATATGCGGGGCCTGTCTTCGGACATGAGGGTCGTTTTGCACGGCGAAAGTGACGAAGTTTTTCAAATCGTTGGAGGCCCAGCTGAACTTGGCCGCCGGCGGTGGATCGAAATGACCTTGGAGAGCTATTCAACGTGAGCGACGAAACCGTTGTTGGCGGCCGCGCGCTGGATGCGTTCCTCCGGGGACTGCCAGTCAAGATCGAAACGAACATCATGCGCTCCGCGCTGCGCGCCGGCGCCAACGTGTTCAAGGAAGAGGTCAAGGCGACAATTCCAGAAAAGTCCGGCGACCTGCGTCGCAGTGTACGTGTCACCACGCGCATCAAGGCCGGCACGGTGACTGCATCGCTTAAGGTAGGGGGCAAGAAGGCATGGTACTGGCGCTTCGTCGAGTTCGGTACCGCAGCGCACCGCATCGGGCCGAAGAACGCCAAGGCACTAGCGCTGGCAGGTGTGGTGGTCGGCTGGGTTCATCACCCTGGCGCGCGCCCGAAACCGTTTATGCGCCCGGCTTTCGATGCGAGGGCAGGCGTGGCGATGGACGCCGTTGCAGCACAAATCCGCGCGCGCCTGACCTCCGAAGGGATAAACGTGCCGGCAGCGGAGGGCGAATGAGCGACACAGCTGTGATCCGCACTGTGCTGGTGGCTGACGCTACGCTCACAGCGCTCGTGCCGGCGAACCGAATCGTCGTTGGCGAGATTCAGCAAGCGGAGACGCTGCCGGCGATCTCGATCGAAACAATTTCCAGTTCGGAGCGAAAGCGGGTAGCCGACTTACCTGGCGCGGTCCTGATGTCGGCGCGCACCCAGGTTACCGTTTTGGCGGCGTCCTACGCGGACCAAAGGCGCATCCTGGATGCAGTGGCCAATGCAATCAAGGGCGGTCGTCGTCGGGTTGCAGGAGTCTTGGTTGCGAGCATTCGTCGCGATATCGTTGGCCCGGATTTGCGCGATGGCGCGCTCGGTCTGTACATGCAGTCGCGTGATTTTCAAGTCGTCTATTACAGGCCACAGGCCTAAAAATAAGTTTCTCCAGCCCGCCCGTATCGCAATTTTGCGTGCGGGCTTTTTTATTGAAAGGATGACCATTATGAGTAATGGTGAAAACGTCACGACCGTTGCGGAAAGTGAACTGTATATTTCCCTGGCGGCGCCGGCGACGCATACCAAAGCCGGCTTCGAGGCTCTGACCTGGGTCTTGATCGGTGAAATCACCGACATCGGCACCGTGACCGGCCGCGAATACAACACTTCCACCCACGCGCCTGTCGCCAGTGCCCAGCAGATTGAAAAGAAGGCCAGCTATAAGCTGGGCACCTCCGAATTCAAAATGGGCTGGGATGAAAACGACGAAGGCCAGATGATGGTCGACGAGGCCAGCAAGGACTACAGCATCCCGTCGTTCAAGCTGGTCAAGCAGGACGGCGCCATTCGCTACTTCACCGCCCAGGTATCGAAGTTCACCGAAGACAACGGCACCGTCGACAACGTCGTGCAGGGAAGCATGACCCTGCTGCGTCAGACCGACACCATCCGCGTGCCGGCACCGGTGTAAGCCGACCTGCGATCGAGTTTTACCTCACCCCGTAGCACCACGAAGGGCCGGCTGAGAACTGGCCTTTTTCATTCTTTATTTTGGAGAAATACGTCATGACCGATATCCGCAAACACGCCGTCGAACCGACCACCACCCTGCATCTGCGCAACGCGGCCGATGAGCTGCTGTATGCCGACGACGCCGAAGGTAATCCGGACAAGTCGCGCCCGATGCGTGCCGTGCTGTATGGCCCAGGCTCGAAGCCATTCAAGAAAGCCCAGGCTGCAGCCAGCAACCGCATGATGGAACGCCTGAAGAAAAAAGGTAAGGACAACGTCTCGGCAGAAGAAAAGGCGCAGGAAGACGCCGAGTTCCTGGTTTCCTGCACCAAGTCGCTGGAGAACGTCGAATTCGATCAGCTGACCGGCGACGCGCTGAGCAAGGCGGTCTACACCACGCCCGAGATCGGTTTCATCCCCGAGCAGATCAATAAGCACATCAGCGACTGGGCAAATTTTACGAAGGCGTCGCCGACGAACTAGTCCTGTACGTCCGGCAGGCCGCCTGGCTGGCGGCCATTCCAGTGGTGGAAGCGAAATCTAAGATTCGCCAGATTTCGCGGCTGGAGCGGCACAAGCAGGATGGTGTCCCGCCCAGCTATCCGCCGATCGGCGCCGGCGCGCACCTGATCGAGTACCTATACGAGATCGGTCCGACGCTCCCTGGTGCAATGGGTGAGGTGCCGGTCACTCATGTCGAATTGCGGGCCTGGCAAGAGAACGCCGGGATCGAGCTGCAACCGTGGGAGGCGAAGCTTTTGCACCGCCTGTCCGCTGAGTACCTGGGGCAGGTGCACAAGGCAACCGATCCGGCCTGCAAGCCGCCATTCGGCCAGCTATACCGCGCGCCAAACCTCAGTAACAAAATCGACGCCGCGCTCGACTGAGCCGCCGTTCTTGCCGCATAACAGCGGCGCTTATTTCATGGTCGCCGAGGCGGCCATCTGTCTTTCTTGGAGTACTGATGATTGTAGGCGACATGGAAATCCGGCTGCGCGCCGATATCGCTCGTCTGCAGCGCGACATGAATCAGGCGCGGCAGGTCGTTGGCGATACCGCCGCCGGCATTGGCCGCGCCGCCGACCAGATGAAGGCGGCATTGGCCGCGATCGGCCTGGGAGCTGGTCTGGCGCAGATCATTCAGATGTCCGATGAATACACGAAATTTACCGCGCAACTTCGCCTGGCTACGCTGTCGCAGCGCGAGTATGCCCAGGCGCTGGCCGACGTGAAGCGAATCTCCACAGATGCGCAGTCCAGCATGGCGGGCGCCGGCACGCTGTACGCGCGGATTGCAAACGGGACGCGCGATTTGGGTGTGTCTCAGAAGCAGGTCGCCGACATCACCGAGACGGTCAGTTTGGCCCTGAAGGTATCCGGCGCCACGGCCGAAGAATCGGCATCCGCCATGCTGCAGCTGTCGCAGTCATTCGCGTCCGGCACCCTGCGCGGCGAAGAATTCAACGCCGTCAACGAGGCGGCGCCGCGTCTCATGAAGGCGTTGGCTGATGGAATGGGCGTGCCGGTCGGCGCACTGAAAGACATGGCCAGCAATGGCCTGATCACGTCCAAAATAATGGCGGACGTGCTGCCTCAGGCGCTGGAGAAGTTGCGCACCGAGAGCGCTCAGATCCAGACCATCAGCGGAGCGATGCAGGTCCTGAAAGATCGCTTCATGGAGTTTACGGCGGTTCAGGCCCAGACGAATGGCATGGTGTCGCTGCTGACCGCCGGCATCGGCGTGCTCGCCAACAATCTGACGTTGGTAACTGGTGTCGTATCGACTTTGGCTGCGGTCAACGTTGTGAACTGGCTGACTGCGTGGGTTGCCAAGACCTACGAGCGCATCACCGCAGCATATGCACAGGTAGCGGCAGAGAATGCCGTTCGCGCCGCTTCGCTGGCCGCCATCGAAACAGAGGTCGCACGTGCTGCGGCTGATGTTGCAGTTGCGACAGCGACCCAATCCGCGATCCTGGTCGCGCGCGAAGAGGTGGTGGTGCGTTTGGCACAGGCGAATTCGAATATCGTGGCGGCGAGCGCCGCCGTCGAAGCTGCGACAGCAGCCGGCGCACAGAGCTTTGCGCTTCGAACGCTTCGTGCCGCTACCACTGAACTTGCAGCCGCCGAGGCGGCGCGCACTGCTGAACTATCTGCTTTGGCGGTACTGGGGCAGCAGCAGGCGCGGGTAAGTGCGCAGATCACGGCAGCGACGGCCGCGCAGGCCGCGTCGCAAACTGCACTCAACACCGCAAGCGCCGTGGGATCCACCGCGGCAGGCGTCGCCGGCCGTGCGCTCGGGCTGCTGGGCGGCCCGATCGGCGCCGTTGTGACGCTGCTCGGTCTGGCAGCAACTGCCTGGTCGGTATGGGGGGCGAAGGCGGAGCAGGGTAACCAGCAAGCCGCTGAATCGTTTGATGAAGCGCAGGCCCGCATCATCAAAGGCCTCGACGAACAGATCGCCAAGAACGAAAAACTGATCCAGCTGCAAAGCGGCGGCATGAATAAGGACAAGGCCGAAAAAAACTTGGCAGTTCTTGATCAGCTTGCGGCAGCCTCCCGGCGCCTGGACGATATCAATACTCGCTCTGGGGATTTCGCACCCGACAAGGGCAAAAGCAACGACGATATCTTGTTCGCGCGCCTGAAGGTGCTGAGGGACATCGATGAGCTTGGTGCCAAAATGCAGAAGCGGGATGCTACGGCAGATGCGGCCGCTGCGGTCGGCCCGGCCGCGCAAGCTCTGGTCGCCGTGCGCGAACGCCTCACCGGGGTGAACAAGCAGTATCTTGATGACCTGAAGGCTCTGCAAACCGCCCGTGAGAGCAACGCGATCGGTGAAAAAGAATATGTCGGCCTGGTGGCGGCCTTGGCTACTGAAACTTATAAGAAATCCGAGGCCGGCAAAGACAGTATCGCCGGCATGAAAAAAGAGGAAACTGCCTATGAGTCGCTGATCTCGTCGATTCGCAGCAAGATTTCCGAAAACCAGGCGGAACTCAATACCGGCAAGGATGCTACCGAGTCGGAAAAAACCGCCATCAAGATCACCGAAGAGCTCGCAAGCGGCAAGCTCAAGCTGAGTGCTGCGCACAAAGATGTGCTCGCCTCCGCGCTTGCCCAGCAGGCGGCATCGGAACAAGCCCTCAAGGCCCAGACTGCACAAGGCGACGTGACGAAATTTATCGCGGCCAGCACTACCGCCCGTAGCGAGGCGGCCAAGGCGTTGGATGTCGAATATGCCGCCTACGGAAAGACCACCGATGCGCGCGATATGGAAATGGTCGCGGTTAAGTCGCAAGCGGACACACAAAAGAAGCTTGACGATCTCCAAGTGGCGAAGCTGCCGATTACCGATCAGATCATCGCGCAGCTTAAGTCTGAGGAAGCAGCGCGCACGCTGGTCGGCCAAGCTACTCTGGGGCAAACGAAGGCCTTGCAGTACGCAGCCTCCCTCAAGGCCGACAACGAACGATTTGCAGCTGAGTCTATTGCAGATCCGAAAGCACGCGCCGATGCGCTGCTGGCGATCGACGATCGCACCTGGAAAGAGCGGATCAAGCTGGCTGGCGACGGCACCGAGGCGCAGCGTATCTTGCAGGCTGAGTACGGCACGTGGTACGCCAACCAGCAGAAGCGGCTGACCAGCGAGGTCGACGTCACGCGCGCGACCGAGCTTCTGAAAATCATGGAGGCCGTGGATGATGCCGCTCGTCAGGCTGCGCAAGGCATGGCTGATTCGTTCGGCGCCGTCGGCAAGGCGGTCGGCGACCTGACCACCGCCCTGACCGGCTACCAACGCGCGCAGGCGACCATTGCCGCGCAGCTTGCTGCTTCGCTTCAAGATGCGAAGGGCGACCCAACCAAGGTCGCAAGGGCGCAGGCCGTGGCCGCCCAGCAAAGCGCGCAGGCACAGATCAAATCGTATGGCGATATGGCCAGCGCGGCCAAGGGCTTCTTCAGTGAAAACTCGAAGGGCTACAAAATACTGGAAACCACCGAGCGAGCCTTCCGCGCTTATGAGATGGCGATGGCCCTTGAATCGATGGTAAAGAAGATCTTCTTCAAGGAGGGGGAGGTCGCTGCAAACGTTGCTCTCAACGCTACCAAACTGACCGGCGAAGCGACCACCAGTGCCGCATCGACCAGCCTGGCCGCGACGGAGGCGAGTGCCTGGGGTGTAACGGCTGTGGTCAAGGCGTTGGCCTCATTGCCGTTCCCTGCCAACCTTGCCGCCGGCGCCGCCACTTTGGCCGCTGTCATCGCCATCGGCGCCAAGCTTGTTGGTGGGCTGGGCGGTGGCAGTGGTGGCGGCCAGTCGGCCGCCGACGTGCAGAAGGCGCAGGGCACTGGCTCGGTATTCGGCGACAGTTCGGCGAAGTCGGATTCGATCCGCCGCTCGATCGAGCAGCTGACCGCCAATTCCAGCGACATGCTGCCGATCAACCAGGGCATGCTGACCGCGCTGCAGAACATCGAATCGTCGATGACGGGCCTGACGAACTTGGTGGTGCGCACCACGGGCCTGACCGATGGCGCCAACATGGGCATCCAGACCGGCACGATCGCGACGGGCGGCGTAGTTGCGCTCGCCGGCAGCGCCCAGGTGGGTAGCATGATCGGCGGCGCGCTGGCCGGCCCGCTCGGGGTTTGGATTGGCGGTGCAATCGGTGGCGCGGTCTCGAAGCTGTGGGGGAAAACAACTCAGAACATCGTTGATTCGGGTCTGCAATACGGCGGCAGCGTGCGCTCCCTGCAGCAGGGCCAAGGTTTCGACCAGTACGCCAGCATCGACACGACCAAGTCCAGCTTCTTCGGCTTGTCGAAGAGTACGAGCAACCGCGTCGAGGTGCAAGGCCTGAACGATGAGTTGTCGAAGCAGTTCGGCCTGATCTTCACGAACCTGGACAAGTCGCTGCAGGCCGCGGCGACCGCCATGGGCGGCTCGGCCGGCGATGTGACCAAGGTGCTGGACAACCTCACGCTGGAAAGCACGAAGGTTTCCTTGAAGGGCCTGACCGGCACCGCGCTGACGGATGCGCTCAATTCGGTCATTTCGAAGTCGATGGACGAAATCGCGGAAGCGGCATTCCCGCAACTCGACCAGTTCCGCCAGGTGGGCGAGGGCTACGCCGAGACGGTGATGCGCATCGCCGGCGACTACGCCAAGCTCGACGCAATCTTGGCCGCCAGCAGCACGACCTTCGGCGCCACCGGCATGGCCAGTATCGCGGCGCGCGAGCGTCTGATCGAGTTGGCCGGCGGCATTGATCAGCTGGCCAGCCAGTCGAACTCGTTCACCTCGAATTTCCTGTCGAAGGCCGAGCAGCTGGCGCCGGTGCAAAAGTACGTCACCGACCAGTTGGCGGCCATGGGGCTGCAAAGCCTGGACACTCGCGATAAGTTCAAGGACTACGTGCTGGGCCTGGCCAACTCCGGCGCGCTGGCGACCGAAGCCGGCGCGCAGCAGTACGCGGCGCTGCTCGCGCTGGCGGATGCCTTCGCGAAAACTCACGCCGCCACGGTCGACCTGACCAAGTCGGAGCAGGAGATCGCCGACGAGCGCACCGACCTGCAGAACAAGCTCGACGAGCTGACCATGACCGAAGCGCAGCTGGCCGAGAAGGCGCGCGCCGCGATCGATGCGCACAATCTGGCGCTGTACGACCAGGTGGTCGCCGCGCAGGCGGCCAAGGATGCGACCAAGGCGCTGCTGGGCGATGTCGACACCGCATATTCGAACCTTCAAGCTGTCGTGGGCACGAAAAAGGATGCCCTCAACGCGATCTACCAGAGCGCATCCGACGGCCTGCAAGCGAGCATCGACAGCGTGACTGCGTCGGTGACGAAGCTGCAAAGCCTGTCGGATTCACTGCACTCCACCCTGGATAGTATGACCATCCCCGGCCAGGAGATGAGCGATCGCGCGGCGGCACAAGCCCAGATCGAGGCGGCGCTGGTCATCGCAAAGGCCGGCGGCCCGCTGCCGGACGCGGACTCGCTGAAGAACGCGCTGGCGACCGTGTCGAAGGATGCCTCTGGTCAGTTCGCCTCGTACACGGACTACATGCGTGACTTGTATCGCACGAAGAACAGTGTTGGCGCGCTGTCCGGCCTGACGGACACGCAGCTCTCGGCCGAGCAGCAGACGCTGAAGACCTTGCAGGCCCAGAAGGCTGCGCTGGATGCCGCGCACAAGGCGGAACTGGCAGCGCTCGACGCAACACTGGACCAGGCGAAGACCCAGACCGATCTGCTGCACGGCATTTACTCGTCGCTGATGACGCTGCCGCAGGCGCTGGCGGCGCTGGGTGGCGCAGTTTCGCAAGCGTCGGCAAATCCGGGCGTCAGCAAGGACACTGTGACCGCGCTGTATGAAGGATTGCTCGGCCGCGCGCCAGAGGCTGCGGGCTTGGCCTTCTGGCAGCTGCAGTTCTCCAATGGCGCGAGCATCGACGCCATCAAGAGCGCAATCATGTCCAGCAGCGAGTACCAGAGCCTGCATCCACCCGGCTTCGCGAGCGGCGGCTTCCATGCCGGCGGCCTGCGCGTGGTGGGTGAAAACGGTCCGGAAATTGAAGCGACCGGCCCGTCGCGAATCTGGAATGCCAGCCAGATGCGTGATGCGATGAGCGGCGGCAGCAACGCCGACCTGGTCGCCGAATTGCGCGCGCTGCGCAGCGAGATGGCGGAAATGCGAGCGACGTCGGCGCGCACGGCCGCCAGCAGCGAAGAGAGCACGAAGCTGTTCAAGCGCGTGATCCGAAACGACAAGCTCTACACGGAGGCTACCCCAGCATGAGAGTAATCCCTCCCATCACCATCACCGACAGCATGCTGGTGAACAGCTCGATCGTTGAGGTGCCGCCGGCGATGCACGCCATGGGCACGACCTACGCGGCCGGTGCGACGGCCAGCGTGGGCACGGTCGGCCAGGTCATCACCGTCTACCGTTCGAAGCAAGCCGGCAACGTTGGCCACGCGCCGGCGAGCAGCCCGGACTGGTGGCTCAACATCGGTGACACGTACGCAGCCTACGATCCGGCCGCCACCTACGGGCTGGGCGACACGGTGATCGATCCGGTCGCCCACCTGGTCTACGAGTCGCAAATTGCGGCAAATCACGGCCAGCCGCTCACCACCGGCACCGCATGGCTGGATTTGGAGCAGCCGACCAACAAGTGGGCGTCGTTCGATCAGTTGCGAAATACCCAGGCTGTTGCACCGGTCGACGTCGTTCAGTCGATCGCGCCGGGCCAGCGCGTGAATTCCATCGCCGTCATCGGCCTGGATGCGCGCTGGGTGACGATTACTGTTTCCGTTGGAGGCGTGGTGAAGTACACCGTGACGGTGGACTTGAGCAAGCGAAAAAGCCGCAGCTGGAGTCAGTATTATTTCGGGCTATTTCCGATGCGCACCAGCGTGCAGTTCTTCAATCTCCCGCCTTACCGAAACGCCACGATCACTGTTACCGCCAGCAAGGTGAACGGTCAGCGCGGCGTGGGCGGGATCATTCTTGGGAATTCGGTGTATCTGGGCGAGGCCCAGTATGAGGCCACATCGGACCACCTGAATTTCTCGGCGATCGAGCGTCGCGATGACGGGAAGCTGAAGCTGGTTCCGGAGCGCTCGGTACCAAAGGTCGACCTCACCATCTGGTTCGATAAAGAGCTCACCAGCCAGCTGCTGGATGTTCGCTCGCAACTCAACGGCCGGCCAGCAGTCTGGTCCGGTCTTGATGATTTCAAACTCGACTATTTCGAACCGCTCTTCATTTATGGCCCGCACAAGGAGTTCAGTTTGAACTTGAAGGAGTTCGAGTTTGGTGTCGCCACCCTGCAAGTAGAGGAAATGTAAAGTATGACTATCACCGCTCCAGTTCCTGTAACCCCGCTTCCACCAGCACCGAACACGAACGATCCGGACAACTTCGATGATTTGGCCGATGCTCGCATCGAAGCGGAAGGGCCGTTTGGCGACCAGATGAACGCGCTGGCTGCCAACGTCTTCAGCAATGCGTCCGAGGCCCAGACGCGCGCGCTTCAAGCGCAGCAGGCGGCGGCCGATGCTTCCAGCGCCGCCGCTGCCGCCGCGGCGTCGACGACGGCCGTCAAGTGGGTCGCTGGCAACTATGCTGATGGGGCAGCGGTGTGGTCGCCGACCAGCCGCTTCTCGTATCGCCATATTGGCGACGGCGCCAGCGCCATCGATCCTGCTCTTGACGCCGCACACTGGGTACTGCAGCTGTATGCGCTGGGCCTGGGTGGCATGATCATCACCGGCAGCGTGGATCTGATCGTCACATCCGGCGGCGCCATCAGCGTCACGCCGGCGACGCCAGGCTTGTACATCACGCTGCCTGATGCCACGACGCTCGCCCAGGGCGCGGTGGCCTTCCACGTATTCAATGCTGGCGTGTACGACATGGGAGTCAGGACTAAAGCTGGCGTGGTGCTGGGCTGGATTCGTCCTGGAACTTCCAGCGTGATCGGCGTGGCATCCAACGCAACGTTGGGCGGCGCCTGGGTGACGAGCAATTTGCATAAGCTTGGCGTGACCGCGATGCTTAACGTGGCATCCGTTCCTGGAACCACGCTGCGTCGCATCGCCATTGATTCCACTCGCACGCTGTTCTTGTTTGGCGCGCTGTATGCCGTGGTCTATGATTCCAGTGCCCAGGCGTGGGGATCACCAATGCTGGTTCGGAGCATCCCCAACGGCGGGCGCGCCTCTGGCATTTTGGTTGGCGCCGATAAAGTGTTGGTGGCGAGTTGCGACGGCACGACCGGTATCCAGTCGGTCGTACTCACGCTGACGGGCGTGACAATCGCGCCACCGGGCACGCCAGCCACTGCAACGGCTGGTGCTAACGTGTCGCTCTGGGGTGACTTTATTGCAGTTGGCGCAGGCTTCGCCTTCTCGTATTTTGGATCTTCCGGTGGCTATCTTCGCGCAATGACGGTCAGCGGCACCGCTCCAACTATCGGCCCTGAAGTCGCGTTCGGGGATTCCCTCCCTCTTTTGTTCGTGTCCGGTGCAGTCCTGCGCGCAGTGAATTACTCAGGCTCGACTCTCGCTTGCCAGCCCTATACGTTGTCTGCGGCCAACTTGACGCCAGGGACTGGTGCAAGCTTTTCATCGTCAGCCGGTGGAAATGTGCGAGCCTTCCAAAACGCTGCTGGGAATATCGTTGCCTTCCACGATTTGGTTGGGTCAGTTGCCGCGACGGTGTTCAAACTGACCGGAACAACCGAAGCGTCTACCTCTATCGCAATGTTCGCGAGCGCTTCTGCAACTTCGAGTAGCCTCGACTATGTACAAATCTCGGCAACCAAAACAGCGGTGGCGACAGCTTCGTCGGGCTCCAGTGTGGTTCTTTGGAACATCCACATCGACAATGGCGGCACGAGCGCCGCCGGAACACCAGATCAATTTTCCGTCACATCTGTTGCGGTGTCTGCCATTGGCGCCTCCGGAAATACTGCTAGATTTGCGGTCAGCAGTGGCTTGGATTTGTTCCCTCCAACGATGTTGCAATTTGACTGCTCTGGTGCTTCTCCAGTACGCGGCAGCGTCCAATCGCGCTGGGGAGTAAATTCCCCTGGCAAGAACTTTTCTGGCAAAGATCTGCGCCATTATTCGCTGCTGGCCGCCGGCAATAATCAGTATGCGTTTGGTGGTAACCACGGTTCTGATGCCTGCTACAACGCCGTCAGCATCCAGTCGTTGCCCGCCCTTGGTGAAAATCTAATCAACGGCACACTCGGCGCTGCAGCAAACGAAAGCTGGGTGCTCACCGGCCTGACAGCGGTCAGCGGCACGCTGGGCACTACAATCAAACGAGTGGAGGCAGCAGCATGATGACCCTGAAGACGCCGGCGGATACCTTCGGTCCTTTCGTTACCGCGCACCAAGAGGGTGCTTCGTGGATCTGCGACGGCGTGGTCTATCCGGCGTCCGTGGTTGGTGATGCCGTCCTCGTGCCGGGCGCTCCTGAAGCACCGCCGACGCTCGCGCCGCCAGTGCCGCGCCAGTGCTCGATGTACGCCGCCCGCACGGTGCTGTATACGGCCGGCCTGCTGGAACTTGTCGAAGGCATCATTGCCAATATGCCTGGCGAGGCGGGCGACCTCGCGCGCATCAAGTGGGCGACGGCGCTGACCGTGCGCCGTGACGACGACTTGGTCACGCAGGTGATTCCAGCGCTCGGGAAGACCGAGGCCGAGATCGACGCCATGTTCGTGGCTGCCGATCTGATCGACCGCCAGTCCTGATCTTTCAGTTTTACGCGCCACAACCACCCGCTCCGGCGGGTTTTTTATTGCCCAAAGAAAGGCCACACATGCCAGAAATCTCCCCGCAACCGGATCAGCCTCCTCGTGGCCAGTGGCACCTGGAAAAGTCCGTGTCGATCACGCACTTGTTTTCGACCATCGCCGCCATTGCCACCCTGGTGGTGCTCGGCTCCAAGTTCGACACGCGCGTGACGCTGCTGGAGCAGCAGGTCGCCGCGCAGCACGCCGTCGACAGCCGGCAGGACAAGGAGGTGGATGACTTCAAGCGCATGGTCCGCGAGGACTACCGCGCGATCGACGACAAACTGCAGCGCCTCATTGAAAGGGCAAAACCATGATTCAGAAATACTGGAAATACCTGACCCGTCACCGCTCGCTGTTCCTGTTCGGCGGCGCGCTGCTGGCAGCCTGGGCATCGCTGGAATCGGATCCTGATCACGGCTGGGCCACGGCGCTGAGCGGCGTGTCGATCTTGCAGGGCATCTGGGCGTTGGCCGCGTCGCACTGGGCGCGCAAGGCTTTGCTGGACTACCCGGAGGCGGATATGCGTAAGCTGTTTGCGCGCGCCAGCGAGGGGGCGACCGGCGCGGGGCTGGCGCTGATTGCCATGGCCATCATCGTTGCGGCGCTGATGCTGGTGTTCTCGCCGCGTGCGCATGCGGCTGACCTGCCGGCCGGCGCAGTGAAGTACCTGCCGGTGCTGAAAGCCGAGCAGCAGCGCCTGTGGCCGGACCATCCGCGCCCGGCGCTTCTGGCCGGCCTGGTCGAGCAGGAGTCGTGCATTACGCTGCGCGCGCGCGGCTGCTGGAATCCTGGTGCGCAGTTGAAGACGGCGCGCGAGGAGGGCGCCGGTGTCGGCCAGATCACGCGCGCCTACCGTGCCGACGGCAGCGTGCGCTTCGACGCGCTGGCCGGCCTGCGCGACCAGTACGGCGCCGAGCTGGGGGCGCTATCCTGGTCGACCGTGTACCAGCGGCCCGACCTGCAGTTCCGTGCGCTGGTGCTGATGTCGCGCGATTCGGCGCGCCAGTTCCGCGCGGCGCCGGCGGTGCTGGAGTTCGGTGACGCCGGCTACAACGGCGGCCCGGCCGGCGTGCAGCGCGAGCGCCGCGCGTGTGCGCTTGCCAGGGGCTGCGATCCCGGCCAGTGGTTCGGCAACGTCGAGTTGCACTGCCTGAAGTCGCGCGAGCCGCTGTACGGCAACCGGTCGGCGTGTGACATCAACCGCGAGCACGTGCGCAACGTGTTCCAGGTGCGATCGGCGAAGTATCTGGCTGCGTGGGCGGCGCTATGAACGTCCTCGATGGAGCCGCCACCAGCGTCGGCGGCTTGCTGGCCGGCCAGGCATGGAAGCTGGCCGCGCTGGTGCTGCTGGTGGTCCTGCTGGTCGTCGGTGGCGCCGGTGGTGCGCTGTTGTGGTCGGCGGCGGCCGCACGCGACAGGGCGCTGGTCGACCTGAAGGCGGTGCAGGACGAGAACGCGCAGCTGCGCGCCGGTGTGGATGATCAGAATCGGGCTATTCAGGCCTGGTACCGGGCATCCGAGGATGCGAAGGCACGTGGACAGGCCGCCCAGCAGCAAGCAGCGATCAACGGTCAGCGCTTCGACGCGGCGCTGCAGCAGCTGGCCGGCGCCAAAGCGACGACCTGCGCCGACGCCATGCCCTACGTGAATCAGCTGCTGGAGAAGGTGCGATGAAAAAACGAGAACTTTCGATAATTCGCAATTTCGCAATTTCGTGCGCCGTGGTGCTGACCGGCTGTAGCAGCACGCCGGCGCTGACCACACAAACCGTCGAGGTGCCGGTGGCCGTGCCGTGCGTTAATGCGATGCCAACCCGTCCAGTGTACGAGTTCGACCAGCTGCCGGCCACGGCCAGCGATGGTGACAAAGTCCTGGCTCTGGTGCGAGACTGGGTGCGGTACAGGAAATACGCTGTGCAACTGGAAGCTTCGCTGATCAGCTGTATAAATCTTAGCCCAGCCATTGGAGTATTTAACTAGTTAAAGTCGGCACCCGGGGCCAACGTCTCAAATCTAAATCTGGTAGAGTAACTTTGTGTTGTTAGATCGGAGATCTCCTCGGGAGTAACAACCCCAGCTGTAATCTTCTTTAAGGCTGCGACCAGAGCCGGATTAGTAGCTGATCTCCACTCGACGATTAAATCTTTGTTAAGGACAAAGGCACCCATTGTCGACATAGTTAGCTCGTAATACCCATCAAGGGCGCTGCCCGGTGCAATTAGCCCTTGCTGAATACCAGTTGTGGAAGAGAAAACTGCTGGTGGGGCTATCCCGCCTTTGATATCTAGCATCTTAAAGTTGAGAGGGCGGATGTAGACGGCGTGAACTCCTCGATTATTTACTGAACAGCGCACCTTTAGCAATTTAGTTCCGATTCGAGCCGCTCGACATGCGGCATCGGTCTTCGGTACCATATCAACAAAGATCTTAATTATCTCAGCCTTCGATTTCAGCTCTTCAACCCTACTTTTTTTATCCTCAAACTCGATTCTTTTCTCATCATTTTTGGTAGATACCTTGAAAGTGTCTCGTTGTAATTCAAAGCGAGCTTGTTCAATCTGTTGAGTTTGTTGACTTATTGTTGTCTTTAGCTTGTCGAGTTCCAGATTCTGCAGACCGATGTTGTTTTTAATGGAATCTGTGAAGTAATAAGTGATCGCGAACAGCAAAAATGGCGAGCACAAACTGACGATTGGCCCAACCGTCCAGTTTCTTTTGTGTTTGGGAAATCTATTTCTCAGTAGTTTGAGCCGCCCAATTTTCAT